GTCGCCTAGTATTTGCAACCAGTCGCCGCGAATCGCCGTTGCTTTGGTATTCAAACGATCCTTATTATCGACGCCGGCAACATCCGGCCCCATAATTTTGTCGTTTGCGTTTGGCGATATTGTTATCAACGCACCGCCATCGGCGGCGTCATTAACGAATATGTAATCATACCCGACAACGGTCGCCGGCAACGTGATCGTGAACGCGTCGGTATCAATGTGAATGACCTTACCGACGTCCTGCGCGTCCATCGTATAGTTAGCCGATTTCGTTTCGTGCGTTTTACCGAACCACACACGCGGATCAACATCGTACTGATTCATTCGGACGTATGCGTGTGTATCAGCCGCGGCCTTTGCCGCCGCCAATGAACCGATCGGATAATCGCCGGCCGACGCCAACGTTGTCGCGGCCCCGCTTCCGGCCGTGCCACCAACCGGATCGCCGTCGTCATCCCACCAAACCGGGTCGCCCACGTTACCGACGGCGCTTGTTCCGGCTATTTTTGCAATTCCACGTCGGCGAACTGCGCCTTTTACGTTTGCGGCAATATCGACAGGAGCATAAACACCTTCACCGGCCAGATTGATCACTTGACCACCTGTAACGGCCGCCGCCGGCGTATAATCCTGAAGATCGCCTTCTTGGAAATGTTGTGCTTCCATAATTCAAAATCCCTTTATCAAATAATTTTAGTTTCAGTTTTAAATGCCCGGCATTCGGCAAAGTGCCGCCGCCCAGGGCCTCAACTACTAAGCTGTATTTTTGCTCATTGTGCGGAAATCAAGAACCTTCGTTGCAACGTCAATATATACTCTGAAAACCACGCCTAAAATATTCGGATCGTTTGCGAATCGCTCGATCGTCGGTGTTTGCTTTCCATTCAGGAACGAAACTTCAAGTGTTTGACCTTGCGATGGTGAAGCGCTCAAATACCACGTTGTCGCCGAATAGTTTGTGTATGCGGAATTTGACAACCGCGGATCGGCAACGATACCCAATGTTCCTTCGAACACGTTTGCGGCCGGAATCTTCGATTCATCGTCGGCGCCGTATAACATCACCTTCGATTTCATAAGTTCCTGCGCAACAACCTTCAGATCGACCGGAACAATCAACCACGCGGCCGGAATATCAAGTAACTCAGAATCTTTGTCGGTCTGTTTGTCGAATTCGATCAATGCGGCTTTTAATCCATCATGATCAAGTGCATTCGACGTGTTGAGATTCGAATGGTTCGCATGGAAACACGCAACCGAATCGTCGGTCATTGAACCGTTCGCCATGAAATGCTCATAAACAAGTTGTGAAATTCTGTTTTGTGCTTTTTGACCCATCTTTTGCGGAACCGAAGTGAACGCGCCGATGTTATCGTTTATGATATCTTTGCGCGTGATCCCGAACTGCTTTGCATAGGTCTTTGCATTGAACTGCTCGTATTCTTCCTGTTGTGTTCCGTGACCTACTTCACCGGAATTCGGAACTTCCGTCAATCCTCCGGTATCGGTCAACCGGATTCGTGTTTGTGTTTGGAAGTTCGGTACACTTCCGATGTTGCACCAAGCGCGCCACGACGCCGGCGCCGCGTTGTACCCGGCAAGAAGCGCCTTGTTGGCAACTGCACCTAATAGTTGCGGAAGTGTATATGTACTCATGGCACGGTGAATCATCTCGTTGCGGCCGATTGGCGGTTCCACGCCGTCGATCTGAAGTGCCATCCGGCACATTTCCGTCAAGGAAACGTCACGGAATCGTTTTGCACGTTCGATCTTCTGATCGGCGTCTTTTTCTTTTTCCAAACCCTTTTCAAACTCACCGCCGGCACGCAATAAGACGCCGTTTTGCAGATCTTCGGTTGCGGCAGCCGCGTCGCGAACCACGATCGCCGGGCCGCCGGTTCGAACGGCGTTCTTCGCTCTCAAGTGTTCCAACATTTGCCGTTGACTTTCCTCGACCGACAAATTCTGTTCGATACAACGATCAACAAGATCGGCGTCAATATCGTCACCGGCAAGTTTCCTGATCGCGTCGCGCCGGTTGCGTTCTTCTTCCTTGCCTTTTCGGTGTGCGTTTGCAAGTTGTTCGTCGTCGCCGACTTGACCGGCCCCGGCGGCGGCAGATTGTTCCCTTGCCGTTTCGGCGTCATAGTCCGAACGCAAGGCGCTGATCTGATCGTCGGTCATTTCGTTGACGTCAAACCCGCGTTTCTTCAGCCATTCTTCGAATTTCATAGTAATAGTCCCTTTCATAATTAGACTTCTAATTCGACCGTCATTATTATCGGAACGGTTTTTTGCATTCTTGTCGGCTCCGATTGCTACAACGGAATTTTCAACCACTTCCCAGTCTGTAGTGATTCGTAATCTTTGACCTTTATTTGCTGTAAATAATCGACCGGCAACTTTTGCCTTTTGGCCCGGCTCGATCGTCGTGTATTTTTTGACGCGATACCCGACGGAATTGTCAGTCAAATGTTTTTCTTTTATCAATGAAAACGCCGCGTCAGCCGACGGTGTTGTTGAAAAATAATTCGTGCCAACAAGCTTGTCATCTTCAACCCGGATGTTCCTTGTTGATCCAAGCTGATCGCCAACTGACCATCTATTGTGCGCGTCGAGTAACGGCAATTGACGGCTCATCGGAAACTTGACGCCGCTCATGAGTAAGATTTCATCAATTCTTTCATATCGACCAAAATCAAAAACCGTGACCGGATCTTCCGTTGCGATGACCGCTTCAACCGTTCGTTCTTCCTCGTTGACAGATTCAATATTCAATCTGAACGTTCGGCACGTCAAATCGCCGTTTGAAGGTTTTTTAGTCCTCGTCTGAAGGCTTGTTTGTGCCAACCGGTTGGCCGGTCGGTTCTTTGTCTTCCTTTTTTTCATCTTTAATAACTCCCGATAATTTCAATCGTTCCTTTTCCTTCTTTTCGGCGGCAAGTTGTTCAAGTTGTCTCTGCCAATCCAATCCCTGCGCGGCATATTCGGCCGACAATGTTGTGGTGTTGCTTTCCAACCGGATCTTTTGTGCCTGCGCTTCTTTTTGCGGATCGACGTGTTGTTGCCCCGGCCAATACCAAATGATCTCAGATAACGGAATCGGCCGATAATCATCGCCGTCAATATATCCCGGAACCAACCGCGCTTCGGCCAACCACATCTTGAAGATGGTGTTGCAGAAATGTTTTTCCAACCAAGTTTGATTCGTCTTGATTGATCTATAGTACACTTGCCAATCCAAACGCCCCGACGCGTAGTTGTACCCGGCCGAATTGCCGGCCGCCACGTTGTACGGCATATTAAGACAACGCGCAATCTCGTTTAAGATCTGGGCCTTGAATTCTTTGTAAGTTGTGGTAGGTTGTTTGGCTTCATATTGCTGGATTTTCCACGCCTTCGGCATTGTTAAAAGCATATTCCGCTCGATCTCAACTTCCTCAAGCGCGTCAACATTATCGGCGGTCAACGTCGGTGAATCTGAATAGATGACGCCGCCAATGTTGGCGGCCGTTTCGGCCGCGGCAAGAACCGCCAAAGAATATCGCCGCAACATCGCGAACAACGGCAAGGCCGGAGTGATCCACGGAACGCCGCGTGTCTGGCCCGGCCGGTCGATACGGTACAAGTGAATAACCTGATTCGCCGGGACTTGATCATAATCGCTTGTCGTATAACTGATATATGCGTTGTCGGCGCCGGGATGTTTTTTTAGAATCCAGTATTTTTTCGGTTTGCCAAATAGATCAGTTTCGATTCCATACCGAATACTACCGTCGAAACTCACCCCGGAAATGCCCGACAGATTCCACGGCGTTGTTACCCGATCAGATTCGACGGCAAGAAGACGGATCTTTGGTTGCTTGCGCACCGAATCATCGCTCTGAAGAACGGTAAAGCTTTCGCCGGATTCGTCAAGCTGAACCGAACCCACCAAACGAAGGAATTCGGCAAAACACAACTTGCCGGCAAGGTCGCAATTGAATTGCCATTCACCGAAACGGTCCTCGATTGACCGGTTCAATGTTTGCTTTTTTGTTTTGATTTGAATCCGCGGCCCGTGACCAACAATATCATTCGCTTTTGTCTGAAGGATTCCGGTCGCGTATGAATTATTTCGAACTTCGTATCGCGCACGATTACGCAACGTTGCAAGGTCGGCGTTGATAAGTGAATCGGCGTCTTTGTTCGTTGCATTGGTGAAATGCTTGTCAACGTGCCGATTCGATTGACCAATTTCATAATTCCGTGCGCCGAACGGAGTGCCCTCAACGCCCGACGCACGATTCCGGAAGGAACTCTTAAGTTTTTTCCAAAATTTCATTATGGCGCACCCGATTTGATTTTTGCGAATTTGATGGAATCACGAATCGTTGTCGATTGATTCAAAAGATCTTTGTAATATTCACGCGTTGCGCTTAGTTCCGTCAAGGAACGATAGACAATTGTTCGACCTGCGACCGTTAATGATCCCGGCTTATCGACGGCGGTCAACATTTCGGCGTCGATCGCGTCAAGAATCGATTGATATGAAGTTACCATAATCGCAAAATGGCGCGCCGCGGTCATTTTTCAACTACAAAACCCCCATTTTGGAAATAGTATGCTATATATAGCATTATTTTTTATTTTAGCGGCTTTATTATGCTTTCACGTGTGATAATTCGCTTGCCGCACAACCGGCAGATTCTATGCCGCTTGATTGAACCCGGAAGATTGATTGTGTGGGTCGTAATCCACGGCCGACCGGCCTGATCGTAGAAATCCTTGCAACCGCATTTCGGACAAATGATTCCTTTATGCTTTTTCTTGAACTTCATAATTTCCTTTTCATTTTTTGAAGTGCGGCAAGTGAAATACTCTTTTGCGTGACAACATTTTCCGGCGCTCCGATCAATGCAACACCCAACATCGAAGCGCCGACGGCCGCATAATGAAGCGCGTCAAGATAATGATTATCGTGCGACTTCGCTTTGAACCCTTCAATGATTCCTTTGCCGGTTTTGAATTCGCGTTCCCATTGTTCGGCGCAAATCTGATTTGCAAAGACGCCGTTTTCGAATTTGCTACCGAAGATCGTCAACGATCCTTTTTCACCAACCGGCAAAAGGAAACCATCTTGAACGGCCTTCTTCCAGTAGTCTGAATTCACGTGATACAACCACATTCGCTCGTTGATAAGAAGATTCCCCCAAAATTGATAACCGATTTTTCGCGCACCGCCCGGCTTATCCGGTTGACGATAGATTTGCTGATTCGATCCATACCCTTTGACCGCCATGAACATTTGACGACCGTGCGTTCGGCAGAACTGATAGATCGCCTGTTCCATATAACCGGCGTCAACGTTCACCAAATCAACGTGATGGTTCTTTTCCGATTGATCGATCTTGAATCCGGAATCGAACCGATCCTTGATAATGACAAGCGCGTTCATTATCGCGTGTTCAATTGCCAAACGTTTCGATGGATTCCGAAGATCGCCGGCCGGCGAATGAACACGTTCAATTCCATAATCGAAAATGTGACCGACAAGGCCTTCGCGCCATGCGACAAGAACATAATGGATTTGACGGCCGCCGATATCGATCCCGGCCGTGACGAAATCACCCCACGAAGGAATCAGCTTTTGCGGCGAACCGTTTGAACGTGCCTGAACGTCCTTCGGCTCGATAGGTTCAGCCTCGACCGCGGCGGCCGGCGGTTCGTTCTGATATT